TGAACAGGTGCGGGAGATCCGGCTTCTACTGGACTCCCATACCCTGCGTGAACTGGCTGACTTGTATTCTGTTTCCACCAGAGCCATCCACAGCATCAAAACGCGCAAAACATGGGCCTGGCTTGATTAATCGACGATAGTGATACCGTCTTTGAGTGCAGTTTGTTTGCCAGACGTATCCAGCGAATCGAAAGCGTCACGCTTCATGGTTTTCTGCCCGGCCTGATGCTGAGACTGCCGTGAACCGCCGCCCTGATTACCACTGGCTTTCAGAATGTGGTCTTTCTGTGGGTACTGCTCCACCAGGAACTCCAGCGCTTCATCAAACGATGCCAGCTCGCCCGGCTTCGAGCGGGAATAAATTTTGTTGCCGTTGCCGTCATAGGCGACAACTTTACCCTCTTCGACCTTAAACGACTGACCGAAGCGGGCCTGAAGCAGATCGGCAGGGATGGCGATTTTATCGGTGATAAATTTGGAACCTGTGAAGCTACCGCCGATCATCGAATCGTACAGTTGACTTTCCAGCGTTTTATTTTTGTTGTGGGCCTCATCCAGTTGTGCCTGGAATGATTTGGTGATATCCGCTTTCACCTGGTCAACAGCACCCGCGTCGATCAGTTTTTTCTGGTCGATTTTGGTCATCATGTCCAGCGCTTCGAGAGCCTTCGCCGGGTCACCGATTTTGGCGAATTTCGCCAGGCTGGCTTCAGCTGCTTCTTTGGCTTCACGATGAGATTTCGCCTCACCGTTCAGGGAAGAGATTTTTCCAACGGCCTGCACAGCATCGAAGCCGATCTCTTTGCCGTCGTCATGTACATAAACGGGAAGACCGTTCGCATCAACTTCTGCATAGCTCTTGCCGTTTACTTCAACTGTTTTCAGTTTCATGTGGTTACCTTTTTGTGGGCCATCCGACCGTTGCGCCGCTCACCATCCGGATCACGGCAATAAAAAAGGCCGCCCGGAGGCAGCCTGTTGTGAAATTTAGATAATAAAAAAGGCCGCCTTAGCGACCTTGATAGTGGTATTCGTAGTGATGCAGTTTCCCGTCTATTACTATCCTTTCTAGCGTATATATCAGAATATCCTGTTCGAGATCATAGGCATCAAATCCGTTATTAAACAATGGGGATGCATCAGAAACAGGCTGAGGAAATTGCACTCGTTCTAATGGCACTCCGTAGTCATCCGTGTGAAGGGATACGGACTCACCATCTCGAGGCCCACCTTTTAAGAAAATCTTCATGCTAAAGGTCTCCTGAGCGATCATAAGCAAGTGTGGTGGCCGGTGCTGCCACGGCATTCTGATTCTTCAGAACGGCGGGGAGTCACCGAGGTGAGTCTAGTTTCCGGCTTGCCCGTTTCTCACGGGACGCTTTGGCGCGCAGGTCAGCATCCTGCATTCACCACAAATTTACTCTATCACACTCTGGCGTCCTTAAACGCCTGCGCGTCACGGTTGCGCAATTGGTCAAGCGTCAGCCACTCGCCCCTGTCGTTGTAGAACTCATCGGGAGACATGCCGCCATCACGAATCAACCTGGCGCGCGTTACGCCAACAATCTGGGACTGTCGCGTGAACGACTGGCGCGAGAACCAGCCCTGATAATCGGTATCTGCCGGAACCTGCCCGTCCATACTGGCGCGCGAGCTATCCTTGATTTCGCCGACTTTGATACCCAACTCCTCGGACGATTTCAGGATGTAAGTTTCAACGCTGCGACAGCAGAAATGGATTTTCCCGGGCCCCTGCAGATACGGCACCTTATGGCCGATCGGCTTGTTATCCAGGGTGTACTTGAGGCGGTCACGAATTCGACAGTCTTTTGATGTCCGATTGTCCAAAGTGGACAGCCACTGCTTTCCCTTTAGAATGTCGTCGTTCGCATCCGCAAAACTCTTTCGCGCCGTTGCCGCAAGATGCCCTACAGCTGTTTTGGCAATGCTGCCGGCGTTGGCTCTGCTCATCTGCAACGCGCCATCCTGATAACCCCGGTTAGCGTGTCCGCGAACCTTGCGGGCTATTTGCTCATGCGTATCGCCCAGCAGGAAGCCCTGTCGCACGGTATTGGATATCCGCGTCATCCTGTCAGCTTCAAGGTTATCCGCCCACTCAGAAAGCAGGCGCCCCTGAAATGGCTGGGCCATCGCCGCGGCATAAACGGCATCCGGGGAAATGCCCACCAGCGGATGAAGTGCCAGAACATCATCAGGGATTGCAAACTGAAAGAGGCTTAGCTGAAACCCTGCCTCATGCTGCGCAAGCGCCTGTATTTCAGCTGACAAGCTGGCGTACATTGATTGCACAGCCTCATGATTCAGCGCTCTGACACTAACGAGCAGCGATTCCAGGCGTGAAACAGTAAAGCTATTGGCGTCGAGGGTATCCATGGCCACTAGCAACCGGGCGGTTAACTCAGCGTCACTGTCGTTGAGTAATTTCACCATGCGGCTGGCAACGCCAGTGCTGTATCGACTTACCCAAATTGCATGAGCCAGGCTTTCGTCACTGAGTTTTTCATTCGCCGTTGCCATCTCAACCACCTGGATTGTTCAGGCCGCCAGCCAGCGTTACCTGCTGATTTCTCAACTCGTCGATTACCTCTTCGGGCTTCGCGTCCGGGTCGATGAATTTCAGCGCCTGAAGCACGCGAACCGCATCGATCTGGCGAATATCCCCCCCCTGTCGAAGTGACTGAACCGCCGTAGCGGCCGCGGAATCGAATGTCTGTGCCGAAACATCCAGCTCAGTGCGTACATCGACATTGCCGCCCTCAGTTTCACCGAGCCATTCCGCCATGATCTGCAGGATATTATCGAGCGCGTCCTCCAGTGAACTCGCCATCGTGTACAGCGGCGAATTCTCCTGCATGCGCTCTTCATTGGTCTGGTCAACAGATTTGGTCGAGGTGTTCTCGGCACGTAAGAGTTTTGCCCCGGCCTGCCGCATCTGATCTTCCAGTTTTTCCAGCGACGTTTCACCGGATTCAATGGCCGATCCGGTATGTTCGACATATTCAAGACCCTGCCTTTCGCGGTTGTCAAAACGAGTCGCTGTTGATGAGCCGATCGTTAACGTTTCACCTTCTGCCAATCCATAAGCCACCAGCAACGGCACACGGGCAACATGCAGGATGTTGTCCTGCTCACTCTGGCTTTGCCAGTGCTTGATATTCAGCAAAGCCAGGTTAAGCAGCGGCGGAGATCCGCGCATAAATCCTGTGCGTTTCGTGTAGAGCGTCACCAGCGTGATATCGTTACGGCTCGTTTGCCATTCTTCGTGTAGCGTCCATTGTGCTTCACCATTATCGCCCCTGTTACGCCGATAGATTTCAACCTTACCAGGCATGATATGCCGGATCTGTTCTACCTTAGTTTGCCCGTAGTCATCACCGTCAATAATGATGGTTTCACGAATACGCAAATCAGTAAGGTTGACCTTTCCACCCTCAACTTTCGACTTCCAGCCGATCACCTGACGGGGATTTAGCATCGTTACGTATGGCCGGCTTCCAATCGCTTTTTCATCTGCTTTTGTCCTTACAGATTCCGGATCCACCCGCGGGTAATCCACCAGCGCATGAACAAGGCCGTACTGGAAACCGATACTGAAAAACTGTTGCGCCCAGACATCAAGGCGGTTTCCTTCCATATCGATGTTGGTAGAAAGCTTTCGGATAATTTCCGGCGCGCTTTCGCTCAATACCGTTGGCTCAGCAAATACGCGTCCAATGTTCTGTTTAATCGCTTCTTCATAGGCAGGGAGCAAGGTTGCAACTGCTAATCGTTCTTTGTAACTGTCAGGGTCTTCGTTAGGCCATTTCGGAAGATACAATTTACCCTGTCGGCGCATTTCAAGCGTACCGCCCATCAGCGCATCGTTAATGTCCCACGCCTCAACCATATCGTTGTAGTCGAGATTGGGTGTTGAGATATCAGGCATGGTTTACATCCGAAGTTGAGTGACTTTGCCGGTTGGTTTGACGATTGGGAACTGTTTCACGATGAAGTAGCCGCCGGCATCGTTGGGGTGATCGTTATCGGCTTTTTTGTCAGGCTCGCCGTTCTCACCCCATACCTGCTGCTCGAGCGACTCTGTATAGACCGGGCAACGCTTCACATTTACTTTGTAGCGGCGCTCGCCGTTGCCGTTGCAGAACATGGCGTTCATTGAGTTAATACGGTCTTTTACCGGGGGGTTTGAATCGTTCACAATCACGTTGAAGCCTGCCTGTTTGAGCTGGGCGATATCCGTAGTGCTGGCATGGGCTGATTTACGAGAATCACCAGAGGCATCCGGGTAAATGTAGATCTCCCGCACCTTCCGGTAGTCTCGCCCGTCATACAACCAGAACCGCTCTTTGATGATGCGGATTATGTCCGGTGTGTCGTAAGCCTTAATGATTTCCGTAACTGCACAGGGAAGCCCAAGGCGCAGCACATGAACAATTCCGGCCATTTTCCCGACGTTGAAATCCATACCGATATACAGAGGTTCGCCGGGCTGCTCTTCCTCTTGGCAGTTATTCAGCTTACGGTCAAACTGATGGTAAATCGTCCCGCTGGTCAGGTTGGTAAACTGGCCGCGCAGATAAGCCTTAATCAACTCCGGCGGATAAGACTCCATCAGGGATGGAATGTAGTCTGCCGGCAGGTTCTTTTCGTTGTCGAAGGTCGAGGCCTGAACCAGCCCGTATAGCGTTGAGAGCGAAGGTTTATCGCGCACAGCCTTTGCGAACTGTTGATAAACAAACTTAAACCCTTCCGGCGTCGTGGTGACGTCTATTCCGTTACGCAAACCGGGCACGTTGTAACGCATACGCGCAATGATTTTCCGCCAGGCTAACTGCGCCTTTTTGGCGGGCATCACGTCGAGCTCATCTATCAGGGCATTACCAATTTTGAAACCAACGATGGTATGTGGCTTTTCCATCGAGCGGCATATCGTCGTCCCACGGAACTGC